GGATCTCTTGTTATTTGTTCTTTTGCTTGTTCAATATGATTTGAATATAAATGAATATCTCCTAAATTCCCAATTAGTTCACCAGGTTTGTAACCTGTTTCTTTACATAATAAAAGTAAAAGTAAACCATAAGAAGCAATGTTAAATGGTAAACCTAAAAATGTATCTACTGAACGTTGATTCCACATTAAAGATAATTTACCATCTGCTACGTAACATTGAAATGAGTAGTGACAAGGAGGTAAAACCATGTATTTCATATCACCTGGGTTCCAAGCTGTAACTAGATGCCTTCTTCCATCAGGGTTGTTTTTTAGTCCTTCTATTAGATTTTTAAGTTGGTCTATGGTTTCACCAAATGCTCTCCAACTTCTCCATTGTGCTCCATAAATAGGACCTAAATCACCATTAGTATTACCCGATTTTTCATAATCACCATCCCAAATTTTACAATTGTTATCTCGTAAATATTGGATATCAGTTCTACCCTTTAAAAACCACTTCAATTCGGTTACTAAAGTTTTAATAGCCATTTTTTTAGTGGTTAGGAGTGGGAAACCATCCTCCATATTATGACGAATTTGTCTCCCAAATACTGATAGTGTGCCTGTTCCAGTTCTATCTCCTTTTTTTATTCCGCCGTATAAACAGCTGCCTAAAAGACCTTTGTAATCTTCGTCTAATGTATTCATTATTTTAATTTATAGTTGGACAATTGGGAAAATACTTCTGTTAGCCAATATTCCACGTTTGGAATACCACGTCCAAGTAAATCCTTTTCATACATAGCTAGAAATCTAGCTTTATTAAAATTGAAGGGTTCAGTTTGAATTAGTTCGTCTAATTCTTCCTGGTCACTCTCCATTAACTCAATATCCTCTAAATTCATTAACTCGTAATTTATTTCGAGTTGGTTTTTAAATAAGTGGATATTTCCATACAAACCATGTTCTTCTACATTGTCGGTAGCTTTTTGATAAGCTTCTTTTAAAGTATATTTTTCGTTACCTTCGAGTTCAGGGAATAGTTTAAATAATTTTTTATTACCTAAACCTTTGATACCGGGGATGTTATCTGATTTATCGCCCATTAAACATTTCATTGTAATGAAGTTTTTAGGCCATAAACCATACTCTTCAAATACCTCTTTTTGCTTATAGAACTTCTTCTTAATTGGAGAATAAACAGTAACTCTATCATTTACTAATTGTAAGAAATCTTGGTCAGCTGAATATATAACAACATCATCCTTTAGTTTTTGTGAAAGGTATGCTATAGTATCATCCGCTTCTATTTTATCTATGATAGAGATATTTACAGGTAACGTTTTTAAATAGTCAATTAAGCGCATCATTTGGTCGTTAATTGATGCCGATTCCTCCTCCAATGAGCTAAAAGAATTCCACCTTGTAATACGCTTTATTTTGCGGGTTCCCTTATAGTCAGCGTATATGTTTCTACGATTTGTAATATTCCCCTGTCCATCAAATACAAGAACAACTCGTGTAGGTTGAATTAGTTTTATAGCATATCCTAAGGATTTCATAAAACCAACTAAACCACCTACATGGTTACCTTGTGTATTGACATTTGGGATTACAGCAAATGAACGTAAAAACGTATTCATTGAATCAATTAGGAGCACCCTACTATTTAGGTGTAGGGGCTCCAGTGTTGATTCCTCATGCAAGTTATCGAGAATATCTTGGTATGATTTATTCATCCATATTAGAAACTAAATTACTAAAATCTTCATCTTCGTTTCCTTCAGTAACCACTTCAAATGGACCTGCTCCTAAAATCTTGCCCCATTCATCTTGATGGGCTTTCTTATAGTTATCCATATCCTTTTTGGTTTCTGAAATGAATCCGTGTGGGGTAACTACAATTTTACCTGTAGAAGTAATACCATTGATGTGGTTTTTCTCTACTGCTACTTTTACCTTTTTAGCCCATTCTACTTTCTTACCATCTTTAACAGCGTTTACTTTTAGTGTTCCTGAATTGGAAATGTTACCAAAAGTTACAATTAAAGTTGAATCAAAGAACATTGTGTTACCACCTTTATTTTTCATTGTGGGTGGTTGCATTGGGCCAATTGGTTTTTCAACCCAAATCTTATTAATCGCTACTAATGAGTTAGTATGTGGATAAGATTCTTTACGAGACAATAATATTTCTTGATTGATAAAGTTACCAAATTGAGTTGACATTGCACCTGCGTTCCACTCGTTGTTGTTTTTTTCTTTTTCAACTGACATTTGACATGGAACAGAACCTATTGAATCCCATAAGAATACCATATCCATAGGTAAATTACCTTTTTTCTGTTCGTTCATTAAATCCGCCATAAAGCCTGCAACTGCTTCTACAGTTCCTAATTGGCCTCTATCTGCGAAGATAAAGTTACCATCAATTACAGTTTGACCATCTTTAGTAACTTCTTCAGTGAATTCAAGTCCCATCATTTTAGCATGTTCCCAAGACCATTTCATCTCGGTAATAATGAATACAGGTAAAATTCCCATCTTTTGGGCATTAACTGCTACCTCTAATAGGGCAGTTGTTTTACCTGAATCGGAGTGGCCTCTTAATAGTGTAATATGCCCATGGGGTATACCAGGTAATGAAACCATTTCCTGCCAAGCCGGTGAAAGTGGAATCCATTCTTGCTCCTTAAAGGAGTTGTTTGAGGAACCTAAACCCTTGGCAGCTTTGAACTTATCAAGGGAGAAGGTACCTTTAACAGACTTGGAGATATCGCCCCCAAGGCTTGTACTTTTTTTAGCCATAATTTAGTTTTGTTTAGTTGTCGAACAAATCGTCAAATTCGTCGGCACTGATTGTTTCTTTCTTCTTAACGTTTAATCCGAAATTTTCACCTTTTACTTTTACTTCTACATCGTTAGGTAATGGGTTACCGTTTACGATATCATTAATATCGTTACTTGGTTTAACATTGTCTAATGGAGTAGATTCTTGTGATTCTTCAGGATTTAAGAAACCCGCTAAAGATTCTTTCATTTCATCGTAAGAATACTTCTTAAAGTATTTAAACAATTCAGGTTGTTCAGTAGTCCATGTATCTACCAAATTATTATCGTCTGATAATGGTGTTTGTTTTGGTTTTACACGTACTGAGGTTTGTGGGTAAGGATTACCTTGAACTACTTCTACTGTCATATCAAATCCATTTGAAGTATCTGTAAAGTCTCCGATATCTTCGTCGTTTGCTAATGACAATAATTCTTGGTAAATTTGTTTTCCGAATTCCCAGTAACGAGCTCCTTTTTCTTCTTCACCTCTAACAATAACGGGAGCAAATACTCTCATTTTAGGCTCTAATTTCTTAGCTAACCTCCAGTTTTCAGGTTCAGATGTTTTACGGAGTTCTTTTGCGAACTCTACAATTGGGTCTTTTTCACCGAAGTTGATTGGTGAAATCATTGTTCTATTTCCAATACCATAATGGAAATATACTTCTTGGAAAGGATTGTCCTTGTTTAGTACGGAAGGGACAACTCTAATTTGTTGTTTTCCTAATTGGGCTTTCCAAAAAAATTGAGATCGGTCCGTTTTTTGGCCGGTACCACCGCCTTTTGGTGTTGTAAGTTGTTCTAACTTGCTTGAGATAACACTTAAATCCATAACTAATTGAGTTTTAATTTATAACGATTGTAAATATAATGAATGTTCCTCGGGGAACCAAATATTTCTAAAAAGAAAGTATTTCGTGTATCTTTGTATCTAGTCTTTTTAATTCACCACTTGTGGTTAGAAGGATACAATTACGATATTCTTGCCAATTTACTCTATAACTTGGGTCAGCCTGCCCACCATTTAATTCTTTGATTAAATCGTTTAACGCATTTATAGTGTAAAGTGTATTCGATTCCTTTTTTCTATGTAAGAGTATAGTTTGAGGAAGGATGGTATTTGACATATTAAAAGAATCAACGTTATATGTGCAGACATATTCGTTTGTAGATTCAATATAAAGAACAAATATCTTATTAAATAAGATAGTATACTGGTCCTTGATGCTGTCTATGGTGGATTCTAGGGCCTCTTTAGAGGTGAATGTGCAAAATAATTTATTTGCCAAGTCGTCAAAGTTAATTTCGTAATCTACCATAAATATTAAATTTTATTGAGAGAATCATAATCAAGTCCGTATTCTACTTTAATTACGTAGCCGTCATGTTCTAAAAGTTGTTTGATTTGCTTTAATGTGTCTTTTCCATCAGATACCGCGTAGTCTATAAGGAAGGAATCATATGTGTATAATATAACATCACTTTGTTTATCAGCCAAATATTCTATGACTTTTTTTACGGATATTACGTTATTATATGTTTCTGCTGATTGGATTATATAGTTAAGTATTTTGTTTGGTGTTGGGTTTGTAATTTGTTCTGCTTTAAGAATCTTACCTCCAATTAATTCGAGTTCTTGTGTTTCGTTAAATGTTTTCCATAACGAATCTACATAAGTTTGCATTGCTTTAAAGAATGGAATATCAACATATTGTTTAAATACACCCCCATATAATTGTTTGAATGTAAGTTCCTTAGATTGTTGATATTCTGCGTCTGTCAGCGTCTCCTTTTGGAAATACATACGGCCTAGTTGAGTATGTACCGATTCATTATCGAGTTGATAGTCGATGAGTTTCGCCAAGATGCGTACGTGGTATGCATCGTAATCAAATTCAAAGAAGTAATCGTTTCTTGGTATAAATGCTGCTCTAGAACCATCGTTTTTATTTAATGCTGCAAAGTTTACACCATTAAATGAGTTTGTAGGACGTGTTGTTAAGTTGTATAAGTTATATTTAGTATATACTCTACTATCTTTGATGAAATATTCTTCATGCTGATATTTGAAGTGTTTGTCAAATAATTCTTTATTGATTTGAATACCTTTTTCTTCTATTGCTTTGAAGACTTGAGGGAATGTCTCGTTATAAAATCGATTTGTGGGGTTTTCAAATTTATCCTTGACTTCGTCAAAGATTTTTTCTTGTTCTTCGAAGTGCTTCGAGATAGGGATAATAGAGTTAGTGAAAGGTCTAGCAGGGAAAAGGCTATAACACCTATCACGAAATAAACTACTACAATTTGGGAGGGTTCCATAGGATACGTCAACGAGTTTGGATGTGGGAAAATAATATAAGCATTCTTTTTTGTTTAATGTGTAAATCGTGCTATACTTACTTATCCACTCTAAAACTTCGTCTAACTCTAGGGAAAATCCCTCACTATGGTTAATTGGAAATATATAGCCTTTGCCTTTAGGCGTCCGGAAATATATAAGAGAAGGGGAAGTAAGTGAAGAATGGTAATTATCATTCAAAGGAATAATATTAACGTAACATTCGTCTCCCGAACAGTATAAATTTCGTAATTGTTGTCTTGTCTCGACAATATAAAACATAACCTTTTTCTTATTCCGTAAATATACAACCTATTTTTTGATAGGCCTACTTAAGTTGTTTTTGTGTTAAAACTTATTACTACTCTTTTACCCCCAGTATTAACCTCAGTCTCATGTTCTAACCAACTAGGGAATAAATACAAATATCCTGGTTTAAGTGGTTGGGTATATTGTGATGAGTTATATGGGGAAGGTGAAGTATTAGAAAAATTACTTAAAATGAGATGTAATGGGGAATGGAAAATTAAATTACAGGTATTTTCTTCTAATAAGGGATAATATGCACCACTTACTACACTACCTCTATGATTATGTCTATAGGTTTTACCTTCATTTTCCATTATATTAAACCAACTATTAAATATTTTTAAAGAGGGGATTTTTGTAAGTTCACTATAACTATCTAAAGCTTTTTGAAAATTATTTCTTAAATCTATTAAAGAGGGGTGCTGTAAAAAATCTCCATCCTCTTTAAATGTGGTCGTGCCATTATCAACAATTTGATAATCATTAGAAGTAATAGTAGAAGTTAATTTTAATAAATTAGAAACATTGGGGTATGATGTAAAATCAAAACCTACAACACAAGTTGGGAATAAATTATATATTTCCATAACGATTTTTAATATTTAAGATCCTAAATTTGCTAAGGCATCTCTTACCAATGTATTAACTCTATTTTGAACTAACACGTTTCCAGATAAAAGTATTACATTTTTA